AAATATAAGTACTTTTTAGAAATAAATATGATTGAAATAAATAAAATTTAAGTAGTATTTCTTTATTCCTACAAGTATCTACCACATAAACAAATTATAACTCACCCCACCACCAACATAAAAACCTCCTGGATAACCATACCCAGCCTGCAACCCTAATCCCCAACGTTTCTTCTTGGGCTTAATGGTATGGTAAATATCATTCGTCACCGTCTGATATACAGTCTTTGGAAATACTATCAAGCTATCCAGCCTCGGCCGATACCCACTTACCCATGCACGATAAAGGCTATCTTCATAATAAGCCTGCTCACGATAAACAACAGTGTCGCCGATACGCATAGTATCTGTTAACCGGAAGACCAATAAAGGGGCCATAGGTGGTGAAATAAGCAGGGTTTCAATCTTGACTACTGTGTTTACTTTCGTTTCGGTACGTGTTTCTTCCGGCAAAGGCTCATGCGGACGGAACCAGGCAACCACACAAACCACCGCCAGCAATATGACTAATATCCAAGGTAACTTCTTCATAAGCCTAGATATTTAATGATACCATCAATATGAATCTGCGCAACCGTCTGTTTACCTTCCCGGGATAAAAGGTATTCTACATCTTCCTTGTTATCCTGAAAGAAGTTCTCAGTGATCACAGCCGAACAATTCGTGTCCCGGCAAATGGCAAGGTTCTCTTGCCAGTACAATTGGTTGGGCATTGGTTTACGTACGGGAACCGGAATACATTCTGCTATTTGTCCCAGACAGTCAGCTAACTTTTTGCTATTACTTGATGCGTTGTTCGATACAAATACGCTCCATCCATGCGCATTCATCCAACTTGCCCCGCTACCGGCAGCATTACAATGAATAGATACAAGAATAGCTTTCTTTCCTGTCTCCTTGTAAATGGCATTCGCCCGCCGGCATCGCTCGGACAATGGAATATCTGTGTCCTCTTTAACGATGCGCTCGGCATCAATTCCCAACTTACACAATCCGGCTATTACTATATCGGCAATCTCCCTTGTATAGACCCACTCTCTCAATCTTCCGTCCGGCGAGCGCTTGCCCGGAGTATTTTCCCCATGGCCGTTGTCGATCAATACTTTCATTTCTTTTCCTCCTTACTTTTATTCATATATTCCACTACCGCCTGTGCTATCTCTGCCGGGTCAGCCTTGTGCTTCGCTATCTCGGTAGCCAATGCAGCTACTTGTTTCATCTCTTTACGTTCCTTCTCATCTGCTTTCTCATAGATGGATTTAACCTCTATGGCTGCCACACCGAAAGCACCCAGCAAAGTAATAAACGGGAAAATAGGTATATGGTAATCATAGTAATTATCCAGATACCAGACACCAGCCATCTGCATACAATCAACTACGACCAACGCAAGCAAAGCATTGTAGTATCTCGCAACTTTATTCACTGTACGTTTCCATCCGTCGCTTGAAATCTTCTCACTACGTTGTTTGGCTTTTCTGATTCCAGCCCACAAATCGAAAGCTATAAAGAAAAGCGGCGTCAACAGGATACCGAATAGCATCCAGGCCACAATAAATAATTCATCTATTCCTTTCATCTCTTTTCATTATATTACTATTAATATTACTTTTGTACCATCATTGGCCGTAAGGCCACATAGTAGTTTTGTTCATCCCGCCCAGCTTGTGAAAGTAGGACGGGATTTTTTTACACCTCCTCTATTTCAATCATATTCAACGGTACTCCCCAATTAGTATGTCCAGTATCAGCCGCTACAGTAAACGTTAATAATCCATCATCACCAACAATTACATTATTAATAGTAGCCAAATCATGCCAGTTATCCCGGAACTGTTCAACACCTAAATCAGCAATAACATATTCAACCCCTTGCATAATCAAGTAAGCGCTGATTGCACTCTCCATATTACCCCAATTCGCAACTCCATTGTGTAAAGTCCGTATCTTATATGTACCAGAGGGTAGTCCAGAAACAATAATATAGCTGGCATCTGTAAGGTTATCCTTCGTTTGTTGACGTATATATCCTGCGGTTAAGTATTTATCAGGATATATACCGGAATTATCCCCTGTGCTTGTTGCACCCCACTGACTGCTTAAGCCTACCCATCCTTGCGTCCCGGCGAAGTTGAGATGTCCCATAACTTCTCCTGTAACATCGTAGACATCCCAGTTTATTGGCCAGCTACCGGGTTTAGTTATACCATTTTCGGAGTCAAACCCTCTTTCTTGACCATTGTAGCTATTCAGCGAAATAATACACTTACGAGCAACATAGTTAATTACCGCACTGGCGTTAGCTATTTGTCCATCATCCGCTTTCAACCGCCCGTAAATAGTCTTTTCACCTTTGCCTGATAAAGTAAAGTCAATCTCACTTTCCGGTGTATAATCGACATAGGATGCACCTGCGAAGTCCGCATTCTCAGATAACATGTACTGGAGGGATGTATATGCCCCCGTAACAGCAAACACAATCTTAACACTTTCAGAAGTCGTATACGCATTCCCGCCATTGATAGTCATTGTTGCCGCTACAGGCTCCTTCTGATATTCAATAGATGAAGACACAACGGAAGATTCTTGGTTTGCATTACCCACTTGTGCATATAATGTTTTATTGCCAAAACCATCAGATAAATTATACGAAACAGTATTGTCTTCAACTTCTCCTAATGATTTCCAAGCTACACCGGATAAATCCGCCGTTTCTCCCAACCGATATTGGGTCGGATTGCCATTGTATTGTAATAACACATTCACTTCTCTTACATAAGTTGATGCTGCCCCCTTATTAATAACTATACCAGTCAGTGCAAGCTCTGCATCTATAATAGAAGCATCCTTATATTTCCCCATGAACGGCCCTGCATGGAAATTGCCAATATACCAATTCTTATACCCTCTCATATCAAATGGAGATTTACCATTTTTCCCCGCTGTAACTGCTGGTGAGTTATAGGCCGGTTGATAGTTATAATTAGCACTATCAGCCACTTTCAATGCCGAATCAATATTTTCATAATCCAAATCAGCAGTAAGGAAGATATTTCCGCTACCACCAAAGTATCCCGGTGTTTCCGTATCACCATTTTCTGTGATAAAGATGTTATCGTCCATCGTATAACCTTCGTATGAGACGTTACCAGTCAATCTTGCAATTGTAGCCGCCTTGACTACATTGTTGTGTATATTATAATACTTGCCAGTTATTATTTCCTCTGGATTACTGTCAGATGTCCATGCGCTCAACGCCCATCCAGTCTCTAACCTTGCTGCCGTCAGGATACAATTAAAGATTTCAAGACCTGACAAAAACGGCCCGAATACCCCAATAATGTTATAGTTATTCTTTACTGTACAATTGTATATCTTTCCATCCATCGTGCAAGAAAATGCTGACCCTTGTGACGGTTCCCGGCGATATCCACAACCATCTAACAAGTTATAGCAGAATTCTACGCCGCGAGCATTGTTAATCTGAACGCTATCATAACCATTCTGTATGAAACTACACCGATAAACACGTAAATCACGTATAATGTGCGCATGAAACTTTACTATCTCGCCATTTGAATTTGTGCCTTCTTTCTCTGATGTGTCAAAGTAGCCGACATAAACACCTTCTCCTACAGTATTGCGAAAAGTACAATGATGAATATCCAGATACATCTCCCAACCATTCTCCCGCCAGAACCAGGTATTATTTGCATTCGGGTCAGTCTTCGCCGATATGCCTGCAAATCCCGCTCCATCGATATCCAGTCCAAAAATCTCAAAAAAAGAAGAACCGTTATTGATAAACAGGCAAGAGTCGGTAAACATGCTGCTATCGAAAGGATAGAAATGTATTCCCGTCTTATGGTAGCCATACCCATCTATCACGACATTACGCATGTTCTGTCCCGGTGAAAACGCACCGTATGCACGCCATCCCCATTGCATCACATCTTCCTCATCATGTGTAATAATTAGCGGAGCCTCACGGGTAAAGTTCGGTGTCCCGTTCTCATTCGTTTCATTCTGACTCTTGTTTCCTTTTAGAAATAATCTTATCGGATAATCTTCCGGTTCCTGCGGATCACGCTTCACCACCAACGTTGTTCCGGCAGGCAACATACTGCAATCTGGCCCATCCCATTGCCCATTATTAGGGTTTCCCTGTGGAAGAATCATTTCAGCATAGTTCATGCCGCTATCATTGACATTCCGCCACAGTCTACATTCAAACTCCTGCGTACCGGGTAAAGCAACATAACTCGTATATGCCGAATAAGTGAAGGCAACTTCATAGTCTTGCGTTGTATCAGCAGGCTTCGGACACAATTTCGGAGTAACCGTTATCAGCTTATTGTGTCGCTGTGAAAGAGTTATTCCGGTCTCCGTATCTGTAACGTCAATTTCCACATCGTAGACCCCACGTTCTGCCGCCTCTGTAAATTGAAAAGCACTCTTATATTCACCACTGGGAGTAGGTCTTCCTACATCAAAGCTCAGTGTCTTTACCGGATTAGCAGTCTCATTTTCTTTATATATTCGTGCTTCAATAATACGTTCACGAGAATCAGGATAACCATTTTCTGGTGAAACCGAAATATTTCCGATTTCACCCACACGAACCACCTCAACAGCCTCAATATTGAAGTAAGGCAACGTCTGTGCCTCCATCGCATAAATAGCCTTTATCACTTCAACTTCTGAAACAGAATTACGACCGACAAACTTCTGTTTCAACTCACCCGCATTCGCTATCGCGATAGATTTGCTATCCTTCTGCAAAGTCAGTTTTCCCGCCTCAGTCGTAGTATTTCCATTACCATTTTGTATTTGCCACTCAGAAGTCTTTCCCCATCTTGTTGTAGCGTCCATTTTTACAGTCTGCCCAATAATCGGGAAATAATTATCAGCCACAGCCTTAGCCGTCACTCGTCCTATCTGGACTTTCAGTATATCATTGTAATTCTCCGCCATATTACTTTATATTAATATCATATAATTCATCTGATACATATTCTCCGTTATTATCCAACACAGGTAACAATTGCAACAAGCCATACCGTCCCAGAATCAATGCTGAATGCTGTGTACCAATAGCGGAAACCTTCACAAACTTAGACCTGTTTAGCGTATTGTGTTTTACCAACAACAAACCATCTGCATAAGTGGTATATTGTACCTCATTGGAGAAACTTGTATTTTCCAAAATATCTACGCCTGCATATCCTTCTGTGGCATCATTCGTTTCGTCAATTATCGTTCCGGCAAGATTATAACAACCCACCGTATTACCCGTTGCCGCTTTTGCCTTATATTCGTAGTCAATATCCGGCAGATGGCTGACATCAGCCGGATAAGTTCCCGCCAATACATCCAGCAGCTTGTATGATGAACCGCCATTCTGAACTTGCAACAGCTTAACTCCGGTATTAGCCAAGTTACTGCCTATTTCTATGCCCTTTTCTTGCATCGAGGATAAGTTGCCGCGTATATCATCTGTGCCAAAGAAACCATGTACGGGATTTCCTGAACTGTTCAGAGGCACCTGATAAAGGTTATTACCACTATTGATAGTGCCAACCGTCCCTAAAGATATACCTCTCATTGGCACACTGTCAGAAACAGCCGAAATGATTATGTTATTGTAAGAATCAAACGTGTCTATATGGTGATTTTGTGCTTTCATGAACCACTGCTGCCACCATGTACTATTGATGTACGCTGTATTGCCAAGCACACTTACATGCTCTGCATCGCATTCAAATATGACATAGTGATATCCCCATGTCACAACAGGTTGATTAAGCAGATGTACGAAAAGGTTTGATTCCAGTACAAACTCCTTCACAGGCACCTTGCTTGCAATCTTGATACCCTCACCGTCACCGTCATGGAAATAGTTTCTCCGGAAGAATATGTGTTCCACATTCGTAAGGTAGAAGAAGTATTCACCGGAAGTTCCGGTAAACTCGTTATCCTCGGCAATCAAAATCTGCGAGTTGGACATTGTGCACAAGGCCGGATGACCAATAAGACCATACGAATGGCTTGCATCAATATAACTCTTAATAAGCGATACTATCCGGCAATCCATAAATTTCAGCGGAATACAATTGAATTCCGTAATACGGCACCCATTGACATACATATTCTCCGCGTACTTGCCAATTATCGCATAACGTCCCAAACCGTTCTTATTCACAGGAGATAAACCATTGATTGTACAATCAGCGACATAAAGGTTACGTGAATAACTTTCCACATTTCCGGTAAAATTCACCCCTGACACTTCTTCCGGAGCACTTGATTCCATGTAATTCGCCACATTCACGAATGCCGTATTCTTGACTATGATATTATCCACATGGTCAAAGTTCAGACCACCGACCGATGCACAATCCAGTGTCAGTTTATTTGCCCCGTCAACCGTCAAAGTAAACATTGAGCCCTTATTCCAGTTTATAATTTCCGCCAGCCATAAGTTTCTGTCCCGCTTGAATCTGATGCCATCCTTAACACAGGTTATAGTAATATCCTTCGTTAATTTCTCCGGATAATCCGCCTTGAGCGCATCAAAAGCCGATTGCAAAGATGAATAATAAATACCCGGCAAGTCACTTCGTTCAAGCCAATCAGTAGGATTAGCAGCCACCTCCGCCTGAAACCATACATACATGGTGTGGTCTTCCTGCACATTCTTAAAGGTATATTCCGTTATCGCTCCCTGTGATACCTTATCAACGTTAACCCGCTGTACCACAAACCCCGTTTTAGGAACAATCGTAATGGTCAACGAATCCCCCTGTTGAACCTTATTAACCTTAGCCGGAAGAATTTCACCGCGCACTCCTGACGTCTCATCCGCATCCACGGTAATAGTGAATATTTCGCTTCCGCCACCACCTTTAGACTTAATGACCCTTTTGTTTCCATCCCAATAAATCGAATCATTATCTATATGCTTTCTCAACTTTAAAACAAATTGATCCTCCCATTCTTCCCAGCCTTCATCCGTAAACGAACGGATATACATACCATTGAACTCATAGCGTATCTGTCGAATGAAACCATCATTACTGACAACCAAGATTCCTTTGATCTCTCCGCTACCAGCCTGTATAGCATACAGATAATACCCTGGCTTCGTTATATTATCAAACTCATCTTCAGGAATACCTCCTAAATCTATAAATTGAGCACTTGGTTCCATTGCAACCAATTGTTCAACTATTCCGACAAGGGTACGTCCAACCCTTTCAGCCGTATTTTCCCCCCAATTCGTTTCTTTACGAATTAGCGTTGACAACTCTTTTAATATTCGAAGTGTATCCATTAATCCCCTATATCAATAATTCGAACTCGTGAACCTCTAACAGGCTTAACCTTTACATCATCCCATGTCTTTAGGTATTCCAATGCACCAGATAAATAGCTCTCAGCTACGTTCATCAGATCATTATACCGATTTATCCGGTTTTTATCATCCATACGTGCAGCATATTCATCCTGAGGTTGTAGAAATCCTGCTCTTGAAAGCATAGAACCGTCATTCTTAGCCATTTTTGCGTAAACAAAATATGCCAAAGTGTGACGAATACCCTTAAAAACGTGTTTTTTCTGAGCTTTATCGATATATTCACCTCCTTCTAATAGAAGTTTTTGTCTTTCATCCAACTCTTCGCCTACGAGCTTTAAAAAGATGTCCGCTCCGATTCCCGGTATAATGAATAATTGCTCACATTCATCAATGAATACCTCAACCTCTTCACTATCCAAATGAATAGATGACACGCGTGTGTATTCCTTCCAATTATCAGCTGTTAACAGATGTTCCATTTGAATCAATATATTTAAGTGGTCTTAGACTAAAATCATGTGATATGTTTGCAGGCTCATACCAATACCTGAATATTCGATCAAAGGCACGTTCTATGAACCTTTGCTCTGTGGTTACTTCACCAGCATAATATTCATAGGCATCCCGCATTACATCACCAGAAAAACCCAATTTACCCATGCGAATAGCATAGAATAACTCTTGATGAAATTGCGCATAAATCCGCTCTACAGTGCTTTCATCGGTTACCGTGAAATCTTTATCATAATTTTTAGTAGGGAAAGCAACAACTTTTGGTTCATCTTCATCCTCTTCCAGTTCAACCAAAAGAATTTTATTACCATTAGTATCTCCCTGAAACTTTCGCAAATCTTCAGGAGCAATCATCTTCTTCTCTATTACCTGCCCATCGACATCAACAGAAGGCGCTCCTTTCTTAGCAATAATCATGCACGATACGAGGAAGTTATTACGTACATTTCTATTCTTAACATTCGATAGTCCTTCGTCCGTGCTCATTTCCGTAACAACTGGATCATATATCGGAGTGGGGTATACGCTCGGTCCATCCAATGACACCCAAAGAACTTGCCCCTCATATTGATCTATTCCTCCTGCCGCTTCAACCTGTGATTGCACAACTTTCGGGTCCGGATTAAACACACATATTTTTTTCACAGTGTCTTTAGTCACTAATATACTCTTTCCATTTCTGGTTTTCTTACCCTTCCAATCTGGATGTATTAGAATATGCCCTATATATCCATTCTCATCTTCTTCCTCCAATCTGCAATTCTCGAAAGGGATATGTTGCACCTCTACGATCTGGCAGAATACGTTATAATTCACATGGAGAGCAAAACCCTTAAACCTTGCAACATCTTCACTGAAATTATGTAGAATCGTATCGGATGTATCGCCTTTCTTATTCAGGACATATTCAGAGAAGTTTGTATCCTTGAACCCGAACCCCTCAATGAATTTCGCATACCTATTCAAACAGAGCCTCGCTGTTCCTGATGCAGATGTAATGGCGAGAAGATTCTGCGGATACAAATTATCCTCACCATACGTCTGCATTTTGAACTGTTGGGAATAACTAACACCTACACGGCTCTCTGGCTTTTTTGCTGTTTTTACGTTCATACATTACTCCTCTGATTTTTCATCATCACTTTCAACCTCATCCACTTTCTCCGAAGCTGCTTTCAAATACGATTCTAACAGCTTATTCGTGAGCTTCTTTTCACCCAATAAATAACCCTTGTAATCTTCTCTGATCTGCCTTTTGGTGATACCTTCTTTCAACTTTTCGGCGATTTCAGACACAAGTTCTTCATTCAAATCTTCGGGGATAGTCTTACCTATTCGTTCCTCCCAATTTTCTGGCTTTTGGGCAAACATTTGAATCTGTTTCGGAAACTTCTTTAAATAACTTTCTGCAGCTTCATCCGTCAGATTAGCATTGGTATATATCTTCCCACTTTCAAAATCTTGTAGGATCACTCCAGCCAACAAGCTATATGCACATTTTTCTTTCATCTTCTTTTCTCGTTTTAAATAGTTACACACTTCTATCAAAGCATCTCGATAACAATCATTGCAATTCGTTCTTTTCAACTCTTTACGTAAGACCTCAACATAGAGCTTTGCAATGCTCTCTTTCTCCGATGTGGAAAACCCGGCATCAAACCGGGCTTTCAATTCATCGGCTAACTGTAAAGCCTCTCGATACATCATGCTGTAGCAGCAGTTTTCAATGTTCCAAACTGTGTCGCTGTAGTCGAAGCATCCGTATTAAAATAGAACATTGCAGCCTTCGGAGAACCGGTTTCTTTCAGGGTGATTAACCAACCTCCATCTGTATCTTCTGAATACTTATCATTTTCTCCAGTTTCTGCAGATAATCCCTGATAATACCCGTATATCTGATATTCAGACTTTCCATCTACTCCCTTATGTTTGTTTCTCAGAATCACGACAAAGGAGCCATCGGCTAAACCTTCAATCACATTCTCACAAACTTCCGGCCCATTATCCAGAACAACAATAGGAAGTTCACTATCCCATTTGTTCTTGTATGTACCTTTTGACAAAGATGTTTTGGTTCCAGTGAACGGAGTAGAACCGGGACATACTACTGAATATCCCTTCATTCCCGTTTTCAGAACGAGAGTTTTAATCACATTCTTGGTTTCGCCAAATACTGTCTTTGCAAAATCAACATGCTTCCGGTTGATGATGATACCATCTTCTTCGAAGCCTTTTGTTACGATATTATCGCAATCTACAATAATATCAGCCTTTAATAGGCTTTCACAAATTCCTGCCATAATTCAATTAATAAGCTGCGTGGAACATATCATCTTCAAGCAAGGAAGTCCCCATCTTACCCTGCGCATAGATGTAATTACGTCTCTCTTTTCTTTCAAACCATACATCGAGGTCTGAGATCAATGCATCCTGATCTGTACCAACCATGAACTGCTTGATGTTACCAAATACCATACGATAGGGAAGATTCAACTTTGTACCGCTGTTCTCATAGGCCCCAATAAATCTATCCCAGATAGAAATACGGGCAATGTTCACTCCATCATACTTTGCAACGTCGAAACCATCAAAGATAGTTTTCCATTCCATTTGCTCATGGTATGTCTTCTTTACATCCCAATGCAAAGCATCGGCCATGTACTTAGTCATCATAATTATAGATCCTGAATCAGCAGTGATACGGCTATCAGCATCCATCAACATAGTATCTACAATTCCAGTTGCAACGCCCTGGACTAACATAGCAGATTTCTGTTCTGAGAACGTTGTTTTAGCATTGGCGGCAATGGTTGTAATTTGCTTAGCATTAGCGGCACATTGAGCAAAGATTCTCTTAAACAAACCATCACAGGTTGTAAAGAGCTCTTTCTTTACATCATCCGTCAAGACACCTCCATCGGTGATATGCTTTGCATCTTTGTTACCGAACCAACCAAAACGCCAGATCATTCTCATCATCTGCTTTTCTAATGCCGGACGGATGATGTAGGTCATAAACTCTGTAGAGGTCAGATCACCGATCTCTGTGCCTGTCTTCAAAGTATACTCGGCAATCGTACCTTTCAATGCCTCGTAACAGATTTTGATAGGTATATTCCAATCACCCAACTCCCAGCGCTTCTGAGAATTCACAATGCCAACCTCCTGGTATACGGGATCACAACCTCCACCAGCAACACCGACATCATCCATATCTCCGATAAAAGCTACCGGATCACCATTCTTCACCTTTTTCAAGGTGGTGTACTTATTGAACTCCTCATCCTGATTGATGGTAAGAGGAATCAATTCTTTCAAATCTTGTACATCTTTCGGGTTCACCGAGATGTTCTCAAAAAAATTAGCCATAGGTCAAATTACTTTTTCTTGTTATACGTTCCTTCTTTTCTCTCACGAATCTCTCTCTCCATCGGAGTCTCTTCCGAACTTCCTTCTATTCCCTTACGAGCATTTGCACCGGATACAGTACGAGCTTTCACTTTGAATGTGCTGCAATTCTTTGCGAGCCATTTTTCACCTCCGGCCATCTTTACAGCATTCAGAATTGCAAGATCAGAGGAGGTCTTAGCTTTTGCTTTTGCGCCTTCAAGCTCTTCCTTCAGCTCATCAATTTCTGTTTTTAACTCCTCAACCTCAGTCTCCAATTCTGTAATTCTTGTTTCTTCATCCGATCCACCTTCTCCACCATCACCACTGGAAGCCGGCTTAATTTCCGTTATCTTCCCATCAGCAACCACAATAGTAGAACCATCCGGCATTACATGCTCACCATCAGGACTGGCCACATCTCCAACCTGTGGTTCACCTTCCTCTCTTTCAACCGTCAGCGTCCCGCCATCGGCTGTACTCAAATCCATACCCAAAGCTACGTCCTCAATTTTTGAGTAACCTAACTTTCCCAGAAGCTTATCTAATAAGTTCTGTTTCACTTCAACATTTCCTGTTTTAGCCATATTATTAAAATTATTGTTGTTAGAGCCCTTCTTAGCTGACGCTGGGGCTATTATCTCTGAAATGATACCTAATGCTTTAGCTCGATCTGTATCTATGAACTTATCTTCATTCATCAGACTCTGCATCTCATCCCGATTGCATTCGCATCTCTCCACATAGAGGTCGAGCATCTTATCTTGTTCTTTCTGCAATCCTTCCGCGGTCTTTCTTAAATCTTCTGCCGTCAATGAATCACCCAAAGCATAACTGGGAACCCACGGGTTATGTACACAGATGTTTGCACTCTTATATGCCTTTCTCCGCTCTTTGGGTGCTGCCATCATTATGATAGTAGCCATTGATGCAACCTTTCCCTCGGCTATAGCTGAAATCTCTTTCCCTGATGCACGCAACTTGTCATAGATAGCCCAACCCTCAGAAACAGAACCACCATCACAGTGCAAACGAATATCCACTGCGTTGTCTTTCTCATCCATCCCAGAAAGAAACTCATCAATATCTTTAAAGCAAACTCCATCCATACCCATACACCACTTCAAGAACTGTTTATCTTCCTCTGTGGTAATTTCATTATAAATCTTTAGAACTGCCATATCTTAACCTTTTAGGACAAAGTTAGAGACAACCGAGAGCTCTAACGAATTTCTGTACATTATACGGCTATCATGGCGTGATAGCAAAAAAAGAGGGATATCCATCGGACACCCCTCTAAATCATCAATTAAACGAATCACAGCACTTTCACCGGCTTACTAAACTTTTCTATTATCCTGTATACTGTAGCCTGTCCAACCGAATATTCATCTACAAGGAAAGCTACAATATATGTCAGCTTATGACCTTCTTTCTTCATACGGAGATATTCATTGAACAACTTTATATACCGAACATCTGAAAGATTCACATTTGCATCATTCAGCACATTTATCGGCCCTTCATACACCTTTATCAAATCAAATACCGTCATACACTACCAAGATTTTCAAGATACTTAACTCTATTAGATACAGTGGTTAGTTCTTCTACCGATACAACTGGTGCTGGTGCCATCATCATCCCTTTTGCCACAGCTTTGGCAAGCATATCCTCACCCAATGCCTGATTATTAGTTGCGGTTACATTGATAGGGATTCCTCCTCCTATCTGATTAAAAGCTGATAACATCGGAGAAAACATAGAGGTTGCGGCTGCCGTCAGCACTGATTCACCATTGGAAAGCATTGCAGGAATTGAATCACTCGTACCAGAACCAGGACCAACTACCGAACCGCCCTGCGCAAACTTAACGCTCTTCACTGATTTCATTGCTTGTCCCATGACAGCAGTAACAGAAGCAACTACTGTTCCTATAGCAGCGAGCATATCCACCCATGTAGCAGATGAGCTGGTAGCTGTCTTAACAGCATGAGCTATAGCCACACCTTGAGCAATTGAGACCTCTGCAATGGCAAGAATTTTAGCTAACTGAGCCATGTTCTTATTATCACCTGCAGCCTGTTCTAACAATTCAGAAAGATTTCCTGCTACTGTTGCCAAAACATTAGCCTTTTTCTGCGCCATAGATACCTCTTGATTATCCTGTTCTTCTTTGGCATCTAAATATTTTTGATTGGCATTTAACTTGCGATTAAGAAACATCTCATAAGATTCTCCTTCTTGTTGCTGAATGCTATCATAGATTTCTTTTCTTTGCTCTGTCATCTTTCTCAAGACATCTATTTCTGAAGCCCCATTCTGTTTCATCTGCATAATTTCATTCTGGTATCTCGCAGATAAGTCCTCCTGTTGCTTCTTTGTTATTTCTCTATTTTGTTGCTCATATAATTCAGCTAACAGTTTTTTATATTTGGCAATAATGAGTAATTTTTTCGCTTCTGTTAATTCTGTATTGGCTAATTCCGCATTCTGTTGTTCATTGAGCCGTTCTATCTTTAACTGATATTCTTCATCAGAACCTTTCTTGACTATCTCTAACTTGAGCTCAATCTCCTTTTGCTTATTTTCAATACTCTTCTGTACCTCTTCATCCGATAACTTCTGCAACTCATTGATCCTCTCTTGTTCCTTGGCTTTTATCGTTTGGTTGATTGCATCCTTTGCTTTCTGAGTGAGGTTCTTTTCTTCTTTGAGCTTCTTTTTCAAGTCCTCGATCTCTCTGTTATATGATAGGGTGATCTGTCGCCTTTGCTTCTCTATGCCGTCTTTAATGAGGGATAACATGGCATCTTCTGCCTGCCGGATAGCTTCAATTTCTTTATCATCTTTTTCCTTCCGGATTTTTATTGCATCCTCAGCCGCTTTCTTTGCTGCATCCGTTTTTGTTTTTTCCTCGGTAACAATCTGATTATTTAATTCTGATCTTTGGGCATTCATTTCCCGAATCTTATTGTTATAATCAATATCGGCACGAATCACAGCAGCTTTTGCTTCGGCCAGCTTATTATTCATCTCTGCATCATTTTCTGCAAGTGACGCCTCCAGCTCCAGATTCTTCAGATTCAATTCTGCAAGTTGCTTCTTTTCATCCGCTTGTTCTCTTTCTAACTTGATAGCCTCCTCTAATGCGCCTTTTCTTTCCTTTGCTGAATACTTCTCCTTATCTGTTACCTTCGCCCTCAATTCGGATATCGCTTTCTCCCTCTCTGCGCTTTTCACTACTTCAGCACGTGTCTTTTGCTCATATTCAATCTGAGATTTCTGCAACTCAACTCTTTCCTGAATTTTCTGATTCTGTTCCTGGAACGCCTCACCCAGAATCGGAATACTCTCACACATTTTTCCGATCCATCCGAGCAGCTTTCCTCCAGTTTCTATAACAGTAAGTATGCCAGAAGCTAATCCCGTGATAAGGTTTGATATGAAATCCAAAGCCACCCCCAAAGGGGCCATTGCAACCCTCCAACGATTCATATTCTCCTCACTACCTTTAATTCCCTTCACCAGAATAGAAATACCAGTAGCAACCAATGCCAGAAACGCAACAATAGGATTGGCCATCAGGGCGACAAACTGTTTCCCTAACATCTGAGCTCCTGTTTTTACCAAAACAAAACCATTATGAACACTACCAAGCTGTTTTACCATATTTACCGCTGTCATGGCCCACGGGTTACCAGCTGTAACGAATCCCAATACAGAACTATTCAAATTACCTGATTCTTCCTCTGCAAACTTCAAAGAAAGCTGTAGCTCATCCAGATGCTTTTTTGCCTTCTTCGTAGATTCTGCGTGTTCACCTTCGGTCTTAACTAAATCCTGATATTTCTTATTTGCTTCTTCTACCTGCTTTCTCAACTCTAAAAGTGCGTCACCTACTGACTTCTCATAATTACCGACATTCCGATAGAACCTCTGCGTTTCCGCTTCCGCTTCCTTTAATTGCAGAGTAATATCATTAATATGCTCTCTTAACTTTTGTCCTTCTGCGCCCTCTCTTTCCACCTTAGATAATTCATCATAGGCTTTAGTTGAGTTAGAAAGTTCCGCTCTCAACGACTTCAAAGAACCCTCTTTTTCTTGCTGAGTTTTCAGGTTATTTCTGGTTTCTTTCTCCAGTGCGCGTATTGAATCCTGAGCCTCTTTCATCTCTGCTTTATTCTGAGCTAAGGCTGCCCGATATTCCAGCTCATGCTCCGTGTCTTTCTTCATCTCTTCTCGAAGTCCTTTTTGAGCTTCCTTCAACTCATCCACCTTTTTCTGATACTGCAAAATACCAGCAATGGCATCTCCATATTTCACTTTGATACTCAATATTCTTTCATCTTCATTATTTGCCATACTATACCTCCAACTGTAACAGTTTACATTCACACACTCCCGTATCCTCAGACTTTACCGAGATCAGGGCATAATACCTACCATATTGTCCCAGATAAACCGGAACCGTAACATCCAACTCTTTCAAATCAATATCACTGATACTAATTCTTTCGGTAATGATAACCGGATTACGGACCACCTTTTTATATGATTGATAATTTCGATTCAATAAGGTAGACCATCCCAAACCATTGAACGTTGCTTTTGACTTGCCATTATTATTCATTTCCAATAATATGCGGGGCTCAACTTTTCCCAATTCTCCAACTTCATCATTATCTCCATATTCATAGAGTGGAATATATGCTTTATCAACTCTCATTTCAGTTGCTGCCAAAGGAAGAGTTACACTATCTTTGCTGACTTCAATAGTCTCATCATCCACATAGATATAACCGTCATAGCTTCCTGATACGGAATCATCTTCTTTCCATTTATACATATTCTTCTGAGCAAAACCATCAAGGGAGAATGAGATTGTTTTAGGCTTGTTTTCCGGATATGAAGCAATGACCTTCCTTGTCCAATTCAGAGCCTTTGACTTATTACTGATTACTTCGTCCATTGATACGAACTGTATTGTAGCCTTATCTTTGACTACTGCGAATGTACCCGACATGGAAGCAAGAGCTTTCAGGAAATCAATTTGTTTTACGCTTGGTAAATTAGATATAATCGGGAAATAGCCATCACTCACACCATCTTCAAAAACTGAAGTTTCTTCTGTAAACGCCAATAATCCAACAACAAAAGTCGTAATTCCCCAATTATTCGTAAAGAATCCGGTATCGGCGAAAGCGAAGTAGATCACATCACCAGCAGATAATACTGTAGTATAATCATCATACTCAAAAGAAACAAACCAAGTTTGGCTACCTTTATTCTCCAAATCGATATAACTAACAGAGAAGACCTCTTCCGCAGCTCCATCTACAACTTTGTATGCAACAAACCTCGGATTGGGCATTGTAGAACCTGTAAAGTCAAAGAACATTCTCCCTCTAATATGAATCTTTGTATTATTCTTCAGTATTTTCACTCCTGCATATAACCCATCTCTCGAACCGACAATCTCCAGATAATCATTTTTGTAGTATTTTTGTATCAAAACTGTTAATACATACCCATCCAACTGCCCATTATCATATACTCCTGTAATACCAAACTGATTATTATCATCTTCTCCCTTTCCTTTCTTGGTCAACATCGGAACAAGGAGCTTGCTAATAAGATTATCTATGATATTTGCCGGAAATAAGAAATTGATACCGCTATCCCGGGATATCCTTTCCAATATCCAACTCGCCCGAACACATGGATGAATATAATTCTTTGTATCATAGTTCCTAATACCCATGTTCATATCAGATATGATAAAATTTGCCGAATCTTGATAATTACTGATCTCTCTTTTCCAGATAATATAATATTCAGGATAACTATCTTTCAAATCATTCAAGGTCTTATCACCCTCGACAATACCAGACAGCAAACTAATATTACCCCATGTTAGAGCTATTTCAAAAGAATCTGATCCAGACATAAACACAGCCTTTCCATTCGGTATAATCTCAACCCCATTCCTGAAATACCTTGCCGAATGGAACTTTCTCGGATAATCCGTAATACATGCCGGCAAATCCGAATGCTTAATAATCCGTTGGTTCCTCACTGTCTTTGGTAACTTGATTGTATAGCTGTTATTACTCACAATCTTACTCAGATCAGTAAAGAGATTACTCTTATAGTTCAATGTGATCTTGGTACTATCATCCAGATCCACCAGTTCACCATCAATAAATAATAAATCGTTTCTCATAAGTTTTGTACTCTTGTTTCAGGTAAAATAATAGCGGCTATAAAATCTTGTAGATCAGCACGGGTTTTCGTGTATGTCCCAACAGACACATTAACACCCATCCATCGGTCTATCTCATCAGGGCCAAATCCCATATACATATCAATGACAGGAGACAATGCGAGCTGGAAAAGGAAATCATACGTATCACGATCCACAAGTGGAGCACATATATTCAAAGTATTACTTCCTGTCTTCCTCTGTTGTCTTCCACTTCCTCCATGATAGCCATTCACATAGTTATAATCTGTCATATTATTACGTATGAACTCTCCTTCATCTGATACTTGCTGACTTTCATCTCCTTTTCTGAAAAGCCAATAGCAATAAAATCCATGTCTATTTATCCAACGGAGATAAATCCCCTCTGTACAATCATCTAATATCAATTTTACCCTTGATGGAGCATTCAGAGCTTTATGGAAGGTATAATCAAACGTATAGTCGAATACACTTGAATCATCTTTTTTCCCAGGGACCTCAATAACTGCACTATTTGCCTTTGCTAATTCAAGTACAATGTTCCATACTTTCTGTTCTGATAACTCATAGGATGCTGTTTGTTTTCCGTTGACAATGACATTAGCGACATCCTCACCAGATGAATACATGCCAACCGTAAAAGGCAGATTACGGAAACATACTAATGTTCTTTCACCATTATACCTTTCGCCGATCCTCATTGCCCCCCAAATAACAAATGTCTCAAACTGGAAATTACCATCATCAGAACCATCCGAAGCATATAGAATCAATATAACCTTAAATAGCTTTCCTACTTTGCTATCTTTTGCACCGGCTTCTGAATAATCCACATCTTTAAAATCCACTGAATCAAAAGCTGATTGCATAAAGAACGAGGCATCAAAGAAACACCCAGAACTAAACATCTCTCTTTTTTCTGTGTGACTACTTCCTGTCTGTGTATCTATTACAGCCATCCCTATACTTGATCCTGTATATCCAGATACATTTATTACTACCGGATTGAAACAAAAAGATATTTCATCCGGATATTCTACGGTCGTACCGTTAATCACTTCCTTCCTCATTGATACTATTTATATTTATTGATTCTACATCTTTAGCGAATACTGTCATAATACGATCAAGTATATTCTCAACCGTCCTCGGTATCTCATTTGAATAAATATCATCACGCCCTCCATTCCGGTACAAGCTTGTACCTTCCTTCCTGATACGATACGCAATAGCTCCGGCCAAACTCAGATCACCTCTTTCCTGTGGAGTATACTTCGGCTTCCATCTGGCGCTCGGCTCTCTGACATACGGAATAGGGGAGGCACTGATTCCCTTATCCTTCATCCATTTCAATATCACAAAACGAAATCCACCTGGCACTGGACCGGGCTTTCTACCCGTCTCCAGAACTCCGAAATAAGCCCGACCGAGTAACACTCCACCAGCATCTGATATTTGCTTTCTAATGCTCTGCAATGTCCGTCCTGATGCTTTTTGCCCGGCTCGTAGGTGATTGGCTATAACTCGCTGCATGAGCGAATCCAACTCATCATCGATTATCTCTAACTGTTTCTCCTTACTCATACGCAATTATAAGCCGACTCCTTTAACGACAATGGAACTCCTATACCAGATAATATATCAGACATCTTTTCTGTGATTACATCATAGGGAATATCGCCCTCGACAGCTTCAAAGTATCCTGATTTATTCACTTCTGAAATAAACTTCTTCGCCATCTCCTTCATAGATGAATAGATTACCTCATTCTCATCACCATCCGCATCTTTAGGCACTTTATCCATGAACACAATATAGCAATTAGGTTTATCCTTCACACGCCCATGGTTGAACGTGAACACACCAGAAATAGGCATAACGCAAATAATTGCAGGCAATGACACCTTAGATAATTTGCGATCAATTGCTTTCCAGTCATCGAACACATACGACACCCCGGAGAACTTCTTTTCTACGATCTCCTTCAATTTACTTTCTACCGTTTTCGCTTTCATACACTTTTCTCAATCTTAGTTCATATTTAGCCTTCTCTGAATCAATCTGCAAACACTTATATACTCTCATCCAGGGAACAGACATCACCTCTTCATGATCTTTTATTCCCATACGCTGAGCATAATAGTCCACTGTCCCGAATATTCCGAATCTCAGGCTTTCAATACCTGCCTTTCTCTCTTTATCGGTGGGCTTCCTATTCGTTGATGCAAATAGTTTGTTTATTCTTTCCATCTCTCTGGCTGCCCATGCTGCGAACCTGACCACCTCCGTCGCACTGGACTGCATCACTTCATCGGTGCTCATTCCCAGAATCACCCGTAAAGGAACTATGAACATACTATTCACCTCCTGAATGCCTTGGAGTTCTACCACCTGACCGAAAGTTAGATCATTCAGATCATTCGGTACTATCTTATCACCTACATATCCGGGCTTGCTCAATTGTTCAAATTGAAACGGCTGTTCAAAATACCCATGATATAGGAGCTTAAACCACTCCTCAAAACTCATCATCTTTCTTTTTGTCAATACCTCACTCATAGTATACTCTCATTTTATGATATTAAAACTGACATTATGTAAGCTCAATCAACTTCCATATAGGTAGCTTTCGCTCCACTTGAAACCCTACGAGCACTCAAGGTCTTTAGACCTACATAGCGGATAGCATCAATTCCATGATTCCAAACCTCGATTGGAACATTCAGCATAACCCCATTTTTATCAACTTTCCATTTATATCTTTTCATCTCTTGGATAATTCCTGTACTTCTTCGGGTAACATTGATCTTATACCTCTGTAGAATCTGGATGCCATTCTTTATGCTGTCTGGTCCTTTAGATGAAGGTTGTACATTAAATCCAAAACTATTTATCTCTGAAATACTCTTCGGTTCGGCACAATCTGCTATCACCACATCTCGCCGCATTATCCCATTGGTCTTCATCACTCGCGCAATCATCGGGTTATCATATCCCGCCTCAAACAATAGCTCATCAACCCATAGCTCACCATGAGCAAGCCTCATATTCTCTAATGCTGTAGGGTCATTGGTATAACCAAAGTCTAACCCATACCAATTACCCTTACACTCCAATACCTCCGGCATTCGATCTACGATCCGGAATTCAGGGAAGATCAAACCTTTCAACTTTCCAGTCTTTCCACGGGCATATACTTTCCAAAGCTCATAATCCTCGATCTTCTCTATCTTCTCATGCTCTTCTTTAGAAAGGAAAGGGTTACAACGGTGATCAGATATGATCAGCTTCACATTCTTTCTCCCTATCACATTGTCGTGAACCCAGAATCGAGCAGATGGGTTATAATCCAGAAAAACCTTTCGGCGAGTACGCATATCAAGCTGCCAATAGATACCGTATGCAATACCATCACACTCGTTTATGAACAATACATCACGTTTACCGGACTTCGCATCCTGTTCATCCTTGAATGAAGTAAATTCCAATACAGAACCATTGATACACCGAATCACCCTTTCGCTCTCATTGATATACGGGAACCAAACCTGTAGAATAGGAGACTGGTTTAGGATAGTCTTTGCATCACGATATGCACCCTTCTTCAAGTTGGGTATGTCCTGACCTACAATCGTAACCACAAGGTCAGGCTCATTCATTGCCATCTCAAAAAGAAGCTGCATGATAGAATACGTCTTGCCTGAGGATGTTCCTCCCTGATTGACTACCGTACGCTCTTCGGTTTCTTTATTCGCCATGAAGAGGTCGGACACCTCAAACAATTCATTTTCGCTCATCATTTACTTCATCTTCTGAACTCGCAAACTTTGCTCCTGACTTCACATAATTCACAGTCACGTTTGTGGCCACCTTTGAATCAACCTCATCCTTTGGCTTCTCTCCAGTGATATCACGGATAGCGTTGAATGCCTGGACATCTCCGGCTGCAGCTTTCTTGAATACACCGATAACTGCTGCCATCTTATTAGTCATGTCCTCCTCTGAGACACCCATCTCTTCCATCAGCTTCTTTGCCTTATCAGAATATACCGGTAACTCACCGAATATCTCACATAGCTCCCTCAACTTCTTTTTCTTCTTCTTGGCCTCTACTGATGCAAGCCCTCCCTTCCTTCCAGCCTCCACCGCTTGATCTCGGCTTACTTTACCTTTTTCAAATGGCTTTAAATTTCCGTTTCCTTTCTCTTTCTTCATGTCTTCATCCTCCAACCTTATCATTTATCACATAATGAATAGAAATCATCCTGAGCCCCTTAAATCCCTTTGATCGGTATATGGATAATAGGGTTGTAATCCTCCAACTTCTTTTTCTTTGAACGACCTTTATTCGTTGTATCCATCTTTACAATATCAGAACCCCACTTTTGGCGTAGAGCTTCTATCTGTTGTTTCTCCCGCTCCCTGTTTCGGTATGATGCACATCCTCCTTCATTCACAGACTGCTTGCATACATAATGGTAAGCGTTCACTCTCAATATGACTCTCTCCAGATTTAATTGCTGGAGTGTCATATCATAATCTTCCTTCAATGGAAGGGCTTCATCATAGAAACACCTGTTCCCTTTCATGAAACACTGGAAAGGACCCAATACAGGGGAGACGGTAGAGAATGGGGATGCATGACGGTATGCCATTGGATCAGTGTTTATATTCACTCCCCAGAACTTTGCCCCGATATCCTCTGCAATGATTGAATACTTTTCTATGAACATCAGGAAATCATCTGTCTCTATCTTCTCTTTTATGTATCCAAATTGGCTTCCTTCTTGCTTAACATATCTCTCCAGACGGTAGAGATCATCATCAACAATACAAACCACATCATAACCGGCTGCCATCTCCTGACGTAAGATGTAATTCCTTACCCTCGCAACATTTCCCTGAATACCTTTCGGACATGAGATGATCTCTGCATCCGGATAATGCTCTTTATACTCATCCTCTTCTCCTTCATCTACCCAAACTTTACAGAATGGGAGATAAGCCAACGTAAGAACTTCATTCGCTCTTTTATAACTGGGTGCATTAACTGATATCTTCATCTCTTTCTTCCTTTTCTCCATACTTTAATTCAAATATTCTCGTCACTGTAGCACAAATGATCGCTACTACCGGTATCGCACATATAAGCACTATTGCTATTCCTCCAGATTCTATCATGTTGTCCCTTTCTCTTTATGATTAAGAATCTCATTGATTGCATTAGGCCCATTCAATACCCGGCCGACTGAATATTTTTCTCTTCCTTTTGGGATGCTACCATCTGAACGGGTAGAAAGACACTTCACGGACTTTAAACCAAACAAGGTTTTTGCCTGTAACCAATCTACCTCGTTATCGAAATACAATACCAGATAATTATGCTCTTCATTCAATACTTCTGTGAATGGTATATCTCCCTTTACTTCATCCGGCTCCGGCTTTTTCTCATAAATCTCCAGACCGATACACCATTCGGTAAGCTCATCAGCCTTCCAATTCTCTGCAAGGATATCTAAATCATTCTCACCAAAGGCATTATTATCCTGAATGATATATTCTCTGAGCTTCTCCGGGGGAGTGTCTTCCGGAAGAACTTTACATAAGACTGTTTTATATCCCAGTTCCTTGTAAGCCTTCTTACGCTGATTCCCTCCCAGAACTACATACTTTCCATTGAAAGGGTATACCTTTACTTCGCTGAGCTTTCTCATCTCTGGGGAACGCTCAATACTCATCTTCAACTCCTCAAACCTACGCTTTGATATCTTCCTCGGATTCTTCGGCACTCCGGGAATCTGCCCTTTGTTCTCCACCAATAAATCAATTGGTAACTCTTTGATCTCTACATTGAAATCTTCATCAACCTTCTTCATACTCATTTAGAATAAATTTAATTGTTCTGGTACTGGTGCCTCGATCTTAGGCACATAATCAAACTCTCTCACCTCAATTCCTAACTTCTCCATGAACCACTCCGCTACCAGATGACGGTGGCAGAATTTCTCCGGACTCTCATAACATAATAAAGCAATAGCTACCTTTCTATCATTCCTTACCATGATCTCCAAATCCTTGTATACCTTCATCGGAGAATTCATTTTCAATATCTTGCTGAATTCCTTACGGTACTCATCTGAACTAAGCCCTAACATACCTCTTCTGGGGGCTAACTCTACATAGGTACGCCCGCCAAACCAACGGGGAGTGATAATACTAATCGATACTGGAAGAATATTACTTTCCTGTAATCGCTTAAGCTTTCCGAAATAACTTGTATAAATCTCCATTCTCTTATCTTTTTGCAAATGCACGCAAACAACAATAAAGAGCAAACAGAAAGACGCTTATACACATCTATCCGTTTGCTCTCATAACACAATCAACCTCTTAATTAATCTATCGGGACCCACCCAGGAATAAACTTAATGTCTCAGAGAATTTCCCTTCCTTAATCCACTGACGGGCTATCTCGGGTGGGACCGCTTCGGCTTCCCTTTTCACTCTCTCCCTCTCTGCATCTTCCTTTTCCTTCCTGTCATAATAGGATGCTAACGCTTTCATACGTTCCGCCATGAACTTCTTCATAATCGACATCAAACGGACAGTATCGAGGATTCCATAGAACTCTCCGAAGGTTCCTGACTTTACTTTCAGGAAGAACAATGCAACCTCCGCGATATTCAGATGGCCATACTCGCAACTGATAATATGCGCCGCTTCATCCTTCTGCGTTGACTTCATCTTGTCCCTTACATTGCAAAAATCATTCAAATCCTCAATCATTACCGCTACCCAATCTCTCAAGACTTCAATGCCATACACTTCACGAACCTCCCACATCGTAGGGTAATTCATTTGACTACATGAGACATAATCAGCAGCACACTCTCGTAACCTCCATTGAATGGTAGGGTTGAATCTCGTGGCGAATTCTGTCGGACCACCGAAGGACTTAATGATCTCCGTTCTTCTCCCAGAACTTACGCTCGCTCTCTGCAAAGCGTTCATTGAGCGATTCCTTGTAACCATCTCCTTCACCGCTCTTTTTGCTACAGCTCCGATTGCTTTCATACTGTTTCTCTTTTTGTTTATCGTTCAATAACCATTTGTTTGCTAATGAGTCCCAACGCCAGATCACGGCTCCCGAAGCCGTATGCCATCCCAGACTATCATAATGAAAATAGAATTGCTGTGCCTTCTCCTCTGCATCTACTACTCCAAGTCCAGAATAGAAATCTTCTACCTCTTGTAAGGTAGGAGGGACAAACTCTTTTTTCTTTCTCTTCTCTGGTTTTGGCACCTTGAACAGCTCATCTAAAGGCTTCTCAATCTTCTTTCTCTTGGGTGGCTTCTGATCCGGCTTCTGTTCTTCGAGCACCGGGGTAGGTTCCGGAGAAGGCGCCGGTATCTCATCTACTTCGATATCCTCCGGTATTACCGTTTCTGCTTGTGGCTCTGCTGTTCTCATCGGCCTGCCTACCTCGACATTATATAATATCTGGTAAACAGGGGCAGAAGATCTTCTTTCTCCTTCCTTGAAATCGATCAGGCCGCGATCTCTTAATTTCTTCCTGGTCACACAAATTGTTTTTTTCGTGATGTTTATTTCCCTCTCAATATCTCTTGTCTTAATTTCTACGATATTATTTCTTTCCTTGTTATTCCATTGATTCAATAAATAGAAATACAGATAAACCTCATACGGTGAAAATGGCTCAATCCTATTCATCCGCCAGAACTGGTTTATCAAGTCAATATAACTCATCCTATATACTCTCTAATGGCTTTTACAAACTCCTCCATCGAATGACAGACAACATACTTTCCTTTTACCTTCTCAACTAATCTCTGAAAGATGATCTGGCTCTCACTCTGTTCTCCGCCTGGCTTCTTCATCTCAATACATAAGAATGCATATCCTGATCTGGGCAAAAGCAAGATCAAATCTGCAACTCCTTTTCTAACACCTTCGTCCTTCATGATCTTTGCGGTCCAGGCATTTCTTGCACCACCATTGGGCACAGCAAAAAAAAGTGGTTCAATGGTAGGATACTTCTCCCTGAACCACTTTACACAATCTTTCTGAATCTGACTTTCTGTCTGAGGCTTCATATCTAATTCCTTATCTTGTTTTGATTAAATCAGAAACATACGCCCATCTGATAACATTATAGTCTTCAAAATCCTTTCTGATATTAGATGTAGCAAACCATGATGTTAAGTTCCCGCTACCAACTTGCACACATATATGCTCACCTTTCTTCGGCTCCTCACTGACTTCATGCCATGGGGATTGCCCCATGCAATAGTTATAACCACATTGAAAATCCTCCATACAGTCAGCATGACGGGAAACGTAATTATCAGCATCTACTTCTTTCAGAACTTCTTTTCTGAATTTCGTTTTTTGAGTAGCATAATCGTACGTTACTTCTTCGATTGATTGCTTCATTTCTAAATTGTATTGAGCCATACGGTGGATGTTCAACCACCGTATGACAATGTTGCTACTCTTCCTCAAATTCGTCTTTATCGTCCTTTTCTTCACCAACATCTTGAAGTCGTGAATCGATTTCACTTGACAATTCTTTGAGTAAATTCCGCTGTTCTCTGTTTGAAAGTTCACTCAGAGACTCGTCTAACAAATCCAAAATCCCGTATTTCATAATTTATCACGCTTTACCTATACAGCATTAGGTTCAAGTTTAATTAGTTTTGAAGATGACTTCGCGATTTACGAGGCCATCTGATTCTTTATATTTCCCTCTTTTCTTTCGCTCTCTTGCAACATCCTGCCACCATGCAGAACTTACACCATGATTGTAGAGACTCATGTATTTCTCCATTACGTCGATACTTCAAGGGATAAAAATATTTCAGACGGAAGTATTTCCCGCAATGGGTGCAACGCTTATGTAATACTCCATCGATGTTCATGTAGTTGTTCTTCCTTCTGCCAACAGGCAGACCGTCACTTCCGAGTACTATCATGATGCCATCTTTTTACGGATTAAACCGATGTTCTTTTTCACAAGAGAAATTATTCGTTCATGGTACTCAGTATTCTTGTTACAAGTACCGCGAGACTGAACAATCTCAAAAGTCTTCAATGATACCTCTATTGTCTCAATACGTTTTTCCCCAATACGGGCCGACAAGATGAGACTATCACTAAGCTTGTAATATTCGTTCGTATATACACAATGGTGCATTGCTTTACCCTCTTGGTAGAACTGAGTCACACTTTCCAACGGACGGATAGTGATGCTCCCGTCCGCAATCTCCAAGCCAAAGAACCTCTCCATTTTTTTATAAAACCGGGCGATATTTTCCTTGCGCTCTTTTTCATGACGAATCTTCTCCATCCGCTCCTGTTCTCTTCTCTGTCTGGTCTCAATATCCCTCTTTTTGTTCACAAGTAAATCGTGTTCAGTCTTCAGGTCCTTGGGACAAACATAATGGGCATTACGCACATCCTTGTGGAAGTACAATAGCAAGCCGACATAATCATTCCACATAGAGGCGTCTTTGATAATATAATGATTCCTGTTGCAGATATTAAAGGAAGGTTTATAGCGGAGTTGGTAATATCCTTCTTTGAACATGTGTTTAAGCATTGATATCTGTCCTGTCTTTAGACAAAGCTCTGCATCGTTATCTCCTTTTAAAAGAGAACGTATGAGTCTTGACGGATTAACATCTGGAAATTTTCTGCCAATACCTCGTTTCTTTAATTCGGATATCAACTCTACTTTGGAGTATAAGTATCCATAAATCGCATAGATATCTCCGTAATGATAATAGCCATTACTACCATATTCATCCTTTATGCTTAAAGGGCTTGAATATATCCATCCGTTGCCACCCATATTCATCGGCTTTGCCATGACGGTACGCTTTCCATCCGCTGTGATCCATTCCTGAACGGTTTCAAAAAAAGAGTAACGAATATGAGAGGAAATGGTAGTGTAGGCCGTTTTTTTATAGGCACATTTACAGCATAATACATGCCTTATCACTTGGAATCCGCCCACAACTTGCAGAATAGACATATACACTTCGTCTGTACTTTTCTTCTTCCGGCTTACCTTTACCTTTAGCTTATGATGGCAATATGGACATTCGGTACTATCTCCTAAAATGATAGCACCCAACTCGCTGTTGTTTGTGTCTATCCAGGCTCCACCACAATCAGAACACCACAATTCATTCTTGCATTTATACGCTTCATGAGCAAACAGATGTTCTGTTGCCCAGCGTTTGTGTGCATTAGTTATTTCAGATAACTTGTTGCTAAGCTCCGAAACTGTTTTCTGTAATTTGGTTCTCGGTTTCATAATTAGAATAAACTCATTTGTTTTACCTCTGTAACCTCTTTCTTTGACCGTGACGGCTTTTTCTTTAGCATAGCATATTGTTCTTCGGTCAGGCGTTTAATCGCTTCCTCACGGGCTTTTTTCTCGTCTTCCTCGGTTAACTTAACCGGCTTGGCTGGTGTTGTAGTAGAAGCAGAAGTTCTAACGTTTGACGGCAGCTTATTAACTTTGATATCATCCTCATCATAGTAATGGACTGCCAATCCATAGACCACATCATCATGTACTCCACTTCCTTTTACGTTAGGAGCCATGCTTATACTGGTTTTAAAGGCTTCTCCCATAACATAAACACAGCATTCATCTATATTCTTGTTAGGTTTAGCGTAAGACTTTGCGAATAGTTCATCTGTCCGGGCACGCTCATCAAGATATGACTTGATAGCATCCTTTATTGATTCTTGTTTACTCATAGCATTTCGTTTCAGAACATTAATAATTCGATTTCAAAACACAGGAATATGATAGATACACTCAATCGATATCCATCATTTCTGTTTTTATTTCCCCAGAATACCCCAATAGCTGGAGTTAATAGGGCCTTGTCTCTATTCAACCTTAGTTTCATCATTATCCCCTTCCTAAATTTTATCCTTGAACATATCCATAGCGAGGTTTAACATCTGCTCTTCCTTACTTACTGTTGATTCCTCCACAACATCATCCGTTCCTGTTACATCATTGCTGATCTCCTTCTTTGTTTGAATGACTTGATACATATATTCATCAATCGTTCCTTTTCCCAACAGATAACGGCAGAGAACCGCATTCTTTTGCCCATTACGATGTGCTCTGTCTTCCGCTTGGCAACAATCTGCATACGTCCACGGGAACTCGATAAACAATACATCTGAACTGGCTGTTAGCGTCAGACCTGTACCACCAGACTTGTAGTTAAGCAAAATGATTTTCGTTTTCTCATCCGTCTGGAATGCATCTACTGATCTTTGCTTTTGCACATCATTATCTTTACCTGTGACAGTAACCGCATCCGGAAACGCTTCATACAATTTGCCTATTACATCCTTCAGGAACCCGAATACAATCAACTTACTTCCACCATCTACCGTATCATTAATCAACTCAATAGCTTCTTTTATCTTTCCACGGGCAGCAACTTGTTTCAAAATGGACATCTGTACCATTACTTGACCTCTCATTGCCTTCTGAATCTTTTCATCATCGGCTTTCTTATACTTACGTAGATACTCAATCAGATTGCGTTCAGCAACATTGTATTCATCTCTATTCGTGATGTCTACTGTAATATACATTCTGGTTTTATCCGGTAACTGAGTGAGCACATCCTTCTTCAATCTACGAAAGAAACAAGCCTTTCTTAATTTCCAATTCAGTTCCTTTGAGTTGCTTGATTTACTGATTCCGGAACAATACCTTTCCGTGAAATACTTATAACCTCCAAAATCATCTAAACGATCCAATATCTTCAACTGCTGAATGAGATCGGTATTGTTATTTACTACCGGAGTACCTGTAAGTAGAAATATCCATTCTTTCCCTTTACATATCCCTTCGACAAACTTACTTTGCTGTGTTTTGCTGGACTTACATTTCTGGCTCTCATCAACTATTACGGACCGGAACAAATCTACGCGGGAATCAAAGCAAATACTTTTCAGGGTGAATCGACTGGATTCTTTGATACCAGACACAAAGAACTTTTTCAGGCTCTCATAATTTGTGATGAAGACTTTACACATAGGTTGCCCTTGCTGATTCTTCATCTCCCAAAATGACTGCCAGGTCTGCCGGTTCTTATCATCCAAGATCACCGCTTGAATACCTGCGAACTTCATAAATTCCCTTTGCCAATTTAGTTTCAATCCTGAAGGGCAAACAATAAGGCACGGCCATGCTTTCGCTATCGAGACCGTGCCTATTGCCTGCATCGTTTTTCCCAATCCTGGCTCATCACCGAAGAAACAACGCTTATGAATGAGAGCATACGCAATTCCTTCCTTCTGGTAATCATAGGGTTCAACTTTTAAACCATGTTCAACCTGTAATTGTGGCATGGGAGGGAGTGTATAGTCCTGTACAGGCTGTTCCTCTTTGTAAGCCTTGACACCTCCACAATATCGATTTTGAACTGCCCAATCAGCCATCACTTTTAGATAATTGTAATCATCAGTGCTTACCTTCCAGAACTTACCATCCATGTTCCATTCGGCACTTGGTATCCTCTTCACACACTTCAACATCATAGGGTGAAAGTCGAATGAAACCTTATAGCAATTCGGAGTGAGTACAATCTTTAAAGGACCTAACATCTTACGCTGCGCTCTTAGTTTTTTTGGTTTTCTTCATCTTCTTCACTTCCTTCTCCGGCTGCGGAGCTTCACTGATTGCGATATCCGCTTGTGGAATATCAACACCACCTGTCAGAGTTTCAACAGAACCATCAAACGGTGTACCGTCTCCATCTTCAAATAATTCTCCCTGTTTGATAGCCCATTTCTTTTGCTCAATATATTGCCGGACTTCAAATTTGATATTCTCTATCAATTGATAAAGGTCATCGGCATATTCATACTTATCCGTCTCTCCATCAAGCATAGCAGTAGGGCTATTCAGGTTCAGAACCTTGCCTGTTAACAACATCCGGCAGCCGGTGATCTGGATTCCATTATTTATGCTATCTCCGGAGATACTGACACCCTGAACAGATAATTTCACCGGAAGATCATCCTTCGCTCTTACCTCTGACAACGTACTGTTATACGCTTCTCTCTGTTCTGTCAATACTGCAAGGTGAGGTATCAGCGCATTCATCGCTTCTCTCAAATCCTTGTGAATGATATTTCCTCCCTGATGCGTTATCACATCACCATCAGCATTAGAATACACTACCATACAGGTGTTATCCTTCGTGATTTTCACTTTTTGAATTTCCATCTTAAATAATTATTAGTTAATAAAAAGAGCGGACCAAACGGCCCGCTCATCTTCTTCCATATTCTCCCACGAAACTTTCATAGAACCGATCAATCGGTAGGGGTAGATTAATACCGAGTTCCATCACTGCATCTACTTGAATCTTCGTCATGAAGTCCGACATCTGTTTGGTATTCAGCTTGGAAGAAGTATCATATATCATCACCTCCTCACCATGAACGAGAGCCAAACGGCTCAGGAACTTCTTACAATAATACAGGTAGATATCATTCTTCGGTGTACCTGTCTCATCCTCAATACATCCGAACCACATCCACATCAAATCATTCTGGCTTATTGTTCTTTTCTCTGAACAGCGAACGATACTCAACTTATATCTGCCATTTCTGAGCTTAGAACATAGATAATCAAAGTCCTTTGACATCTTCACTTCACCATCATGCTTTGTTAGTATCGCTTCCTCTGCCATTATTTCCTTGGTGTTACTCTTATACTACCTTTTACTGCTGTCTCCTTCAAATACATCTTATAAATTGCCGGCTCACATTTCTCCAGCCCCTTCGTATCGAGCGACTTCTTTGTGGTGGGCATCACCCGTGACACGATAAATAACTCATGCTCACACTTTGATTCTCCGGTTTCTTCCATGTATTGATACAATTCTTCGGAGATACGTTTCTTTTCCTCTGTGAGCTGTTTTATCTTCCCATCTAATGAGATAATAGTCTGAGCTCTTTCAAATACTTCTACAGGGATTATTTGCCTGCTATCTGGCAAGGGAATTTCAGAAGATATAAATGGTTCACCCTTCATCTCACAATCAAACAACTTCTGTATCGTATCATTGTCGATTCTCTGAACCTCTTTCAATTCTTTCACTTCATTCCTCAACCAAATAGCATATAACTTCTTAACTCTCAGATGAGGGTTTTGCATCTCAAACATATAGGCATAGATACTCAACTGCCAACTCAGCCAATCAATATCAAGCTTTGCCGTGGTTTTTATATCAGCAAGATATACCTCATCATCATTTTCTGATTCACCGTCAAATATGACATCCACACTACTTGCAAAAGCAAGCTCATCTGAAATGAGATATTCATTCGCTATTGGCTTCAACCCATGCTCTTCTTTCAGGAGTTTATAATTCTTCGCCTCCAGAATCACCGGATCAATACCTAACGCATCCACCAGCTCACATTGCTCATGTATCAGCGTTCCCCTTTTTGCCGCTTTTTCCAGAATTTCCTTTGGTATATCATCATACTTGTTCTGGAAAAGCTGATTGCGTAGGAGGGTAGTTACACCCTCCAACAAAATATCCTCCAGACGGTAGGTATGTTTTTCTTGGTCAAACACTACCGGGCTTTCTCTTAACTTCATCTCCTTTCGATCTCCTTTCTTCGCATACTCAACGCATTCATAAACTTGCTGTTTCCTCTGAATCCCTCACACTCATTATATATCTGCGTGAGGTCTGCCGTGGTTTTCGCATTTCGAATCAACTCCAATGCAAGGTTTAAGCTCTCTTCATCTTCCTGCTTCTCATCCTTACCATGCTTGTTGGTAGCATCTGGGTCCTTTGTGTCATCAATACAGAATAATCCATTCAACGCATACTTTCTTGCATAAGAACTACACGCTCCAGTAACCTGTGAAGATGCCATGCCTTTTAATATCTCATCCTCACGAGCCATCGCCGATGTCTGAACTTGTTCTCCCTTACTGTTGGTAAGGGTTGCCGTTGCTTTGATGTAGATACGATTACCAACCTGCACCACATCATCCGTTATCACCAATGAACACTCACACTCTGTCAGAATGGGTTTTACACTCTCCAGAATATCCTCACAACTCCGGTACTTATATTTCCCAAAATTGTTGTACTGCCCTTTAGGGGCTTTCAGCTTCTGCTGAATTGTTACTAATTCTTGTACCATATCTCAACTAATTAAAAATTAATGATTCGTGGAGAAGCCCGGAGTCGAACCGGGATGAGTTGCCAAGCTCACCACATCTAAGGTTGGCATTCCTATTATTGAGTGGTGCGTCTACCAATTCCGCCACTTCTCCAAATAAAAAGGGTGCACTATCTTCACAGACCGCACACCCGGTGTAACAACACAAACAAAACACATCTCCAAAAGGGGAGAATCACCCTCACGGGCTATACTATCATCATTCTTTGCCTGAGCTATCTTGTTCCTTCCGATCAAATAATGGTTTAAATAACCCTCTAAAGAACAAATATCCATACCCCAGACCGATAATCTGCAAAACTATCGCCTCACAACACACCAACCCAATCGGCAATGATAACATCACCAGAACCGAATAATAAAACCAATCTTTTACTTTCATCATGCTACAGCATTACGCAATACATCACTTGCATTGCAATACAACTTTCCATTCTGTGACTTACTTTTCTTCTCCGTTCTAATCAATCCAGAATCAATTAACCTCTGCAAACGAATACGTCCTCCGACAATGGCAGCCGAGAACCTGAAACCAAATGTCTTTTGATTCATCACCCGATAGATCGTAACTAAATGGTCAAATTGATTTATATCCATCTTCATCACCTCCTCCATAATCACATACATATTCTGTCTTTCGACCTCTTCTCACTCTCATCATTCTCATATTATCCAGATTATTGCAAGTGACCTGCATAACCAGAAATAGGACAGAGAACAATAATTCTAAACCATGCTTGCGTATTTCTTTCAATTCGAATCTGCGCTGCACTTTCTCACAAACCATATACAAAATAAGCTCGGTATCCTTCGATATTCCGAGCTTCTTGTATATAGCTTTTTTCTGTGTCTTGACGGTCCAATATGATTTATCCAGATTGTCCGCCACTTCCTTATCTGAAAAGCCCTTGCAGAACTCATTCGCGATCTCTCTTTCAGCACATGACAGACTTTCCATGATCACGCTATTCTCTGAACCTTCACCTCCAGCTTATCCGTCCATGTTCTGAACTTGATGCCTTTCGCCCTGAACTTACGGGAGAATCTACCTACCGTCATTGTAACGGTATCAATTCTTTCCAATGGCCATTCTTCCACATCATTCACTTCCATATTACGCAACGTCGGCGCAATAGGCTTTCTTTCATCCTCTTTCATGTTTACCTCCTTACTTAATTTTTATCTTCCCAAGAATGAATCAGGTTATGCAATACATTTAGCTTTTCAACGTCCCTTCTACGTCTTTCTGTTTCCTGATTCCACCAAGTAGAATATTGCTTACTCGTGATCTTCTCTGCCTCTAATTCATCTTGTAATTTGAGAACTACATTCTCCAACTCTTCTGGCATCATTTTAGCCAGGCTTTCTTTTGTGTACTTTTCCATATCTTCAAATTAATAATCAAACATATATAGACCTTACGAAATCTCTTCTCGCCATCCTCTCATACCAATAATCGGTATCATCCTTATCTTCCTCATCCGGTTCAAAAATAATTTTCTTCTCTAACCGGGTTCGATGTGTTACCACATCATCCAGCGCCCGAACAGCTTTTCTCAACATCTCTGTTTTGGTGATTCTTCTTCTTCGAAGAAACTTCGTAAGATAATACCTCTCTCTGTCTCCGGTTATTTCAACGAATAGTAGTCGATAATTAGGCCCAACTACGAACGGCTCTCTTTTCTGTTTGAGAATTCGATATAGGTTGAATACCCTTCCTATTGGTGAATCATCATATTTCCTGTCCCTCTTTGACATACACACCGTCTTCAACACTACCCTCAACAGGTCACAAATATTCATCCCATTCTGAATGGCGTACTCTTTCACCAACTGGTATTCCTTCTCTGGTACAACAGTTTGTAATATTACCACTCTATCACTTTTCTTTGTGGGGTGCTTTATTTCATTGATACGGTTTATAACCTCATCCACCAATCGGTCAGGAGCATTATAAAATGCACTGACAACATGATATATCAACTCACTCTGGAACCTGAAAGGAATAGACTTCAAAGAACCTTTCACCACCTTCATAAATCCAACAGGGATCGCACCTATCGAATAATTAACATAGCCATCAGGACAAGGATTCTTTGTCCCATACTTCCAGACCTTAATAGCCGACATCTCGAATCGTTTACCAGAAGCATAAGCAAGATAGTTCGAAAGCATAAAGCAGATGATTTCTGATTTATAGCATCTATCCCGATACTTTGAAAACTTCTTCATAAACTTCTTCTTCTCTTCCTCTGATGCATACAGGGTGAAGCATGATATCTTATCTTTCCCTGCATCCCAACCTTCCGGCATAATGGAGCGATTCAGCTCCTTACATGATCTTACATGATTTCTCATAACTCAATGATTAATAATTTGTGCCCCGATAAGCTCTCTCTGCTCTTCCCACCGGAGTTATCAGTTACTATTGTTCACTGCATAACCGTTCAGGGCATGTTCGGCTGATTTACTTAACCCGTCTGCTTGCCTCGACCTTACGGCTGCTTGCTTCGAACGTTGTGTGCTCGACCTTCTTATAATGCCGCTTCTAACGACTGGTCGCGGATTCTTCCGAATAGATTACTTTGGGTAATCGCTCCTATGTTGTTCCCCATCTCCACATCAAAGGGTAGGCTCCAAGACCTGATGGGGTCCGGCTTAACGCTGCCATGCGGAATATTAAGGGTATTCAACCTGCGTCTCTTTTCAGATTCTCCCGAAGGATGGCACATTCTCAAAAGGACTGCTACGAAAAACTAAGCCTGCATGCGTGGCTGGAGTCCCATCAAAGGGGAGGCTCGAAGACCGCTCCAGCCTGTCATCCTGAATCAAACTTTCAATAACTCCAACAATAAATCCTTATCGACTTCCCAAAGGTTAAAACCTCTCTCAATCTTCCTACGGAGATACTCTTTTTCACCAATCATACTGATCGCCTTATCTCTCAAATCTGATGCACTCCACTTTTCTGCTTGCTCGATTAGGAAATTCGCCATCATTCTGCGTTCTTCAAATAATTCTCTCACCAATACCGTTTGCTTTTCAAGTTCGGAAAGTACTTGCGGGGCTTTCTTATATGCTCTGCAAAATGCGTCTTTGTCGAGATTGGTATTCATATACACCTTTTCGATATTAGCATACACTTCTGCCGTAACAGACCATCCAGTTCTCTCTTCAAATTCTTTCTGTGTCATTGATTATTCCTCCTCTTCATTAAATTCATATTCTTCTTCTGATATTCCCAAAAATCCAAACTGATTTTCAACCAAGAACTTCAGTTCATCAACATTGTCCTCATCCTCCAGATTTCCCCAGAACTCACTATCAGCCTCCCATACATTGCTTTCAACCTGATTGAATCCTTTTCTCAAATGCCAATTATCGCGTATCGCTTCTGAGGCTCTTTTGGACTCTCTTAATGAGATTTTCAATACTATTTTCATATCTGTATCTTTTAATCGTTGACAAAATGAGAACCGAATCGACCTGTGCTATTCGCATTGTAATATGCAGATGCCGGGATAGATAAATCATCATAGGAACTACGCTTTGAAGGAGCAACCTTCTCAAACTTCGCATTCTGAGCCTGTACAAACTCTCTATCTTTCTTAGCGATGTTTTCATCAGAGAATGAAACCTGTAACTTAGCAAACATCCAAGCTGATTTCAAGCACTCTGAGAAAGACTTTTCACCTTTGGCGCTTCTGAACTTTCTATGAGCGCTCTTCATGATCTGAGATAAATTGTACTGTTTCATTTCTTTTCTCCTCTTTTTTATTGCGATACCTCGTTTGAGGTATTGCGTAATTGATTGATTATTTGTTCCTTTGTTTGATTGATACGTCAAAGATATACGAAATTGTTAGATTATCATAGATTATCTAATAGAATAATTTAGATATTAATATAATTTAAACGTTTTATATGAGCAGCTTAAAAGAAAGGTTATTGTTGTTTATTGCTTATTTGGGTGTTGAAAAGTCTAAATTTGAACAAGTTACAGGCTTGTCAAATGGCTTTGTTGATAAATCAGGAGATAATATAAGAAGTAGCTCTTTAGAAAAAATTTCTAATACATATCCTCTTCTTAATACAGAATGGCTTCGTTCTGGAACTGGAGAAATGCTAAAAAGCTCAATTACTCAAAATAATCAGAATGGCGATAATATACAAGGCAATGCTATCTCTATCCAGAAATCAGAGACTGAAATATTTCTGGAGCTACTAAAAAAGAAAGATGAGCAAATAGACCGTTTATTATCTATTATTGAAAAATTAAGCTGAATAAATTCTCTCGCGCATACGCGCACGCGTGTAATATGTATATATCTCTATTACTCTATATATATGGTTTCCTGAGTAAACCAAAAAGTAAACCAAAAACTAACTTTGGTTTACTCAGGAAACCAAAGTTTAGGTTTACTAAAGAAACCAAAAATCCATTTTTGGTGTAATGAGGAAACCAAAAATAAAAAACGAAATACACATTTTGACTACCTTTGGTAACCAAAACAAAATGGATAAACGATTTATAAACTAAAATACTTTATTATGCAATTTAGTGAGACTATTCGTGATAATTATAAGCAATATGATTTGTTTATAAATGAAGAAAAGACTCCATCTAGCAACTATATGGCTTTAGATGATGAAAAGAAAAGTAGACCTGACACTAAAAGGAAAGCTATGCCTATTTACTGCAAGGATTTTGCAGATGTAGCTTTTACTGTTGAACAGAAAAAAGACATTGATACAGACTTTAAATTCAGTTTGAAATGTCCTCCTTTTTGTGAAAAACCCTTATTTCGATATGATTCATCTGGTCCATCACATAGAAATTCAAACTTTCAAATACCCATTAATGAACAAAAGGTCCCAACGCCACATTTTCATAAATATTGGAGTGATGGAAAAGAAATAGCATATAAAACAGAAGCATTAAAAGATGAAGTACAAAGGAAAGCTTTGGAAGATATTTCAATATGCATTTATCATTTTATGCAGGAGGCTAACATTGAATATGAGAATTTTCAATTAAATTCGTCCCCTGGTATTCTCCCCTTCGATAAAGAAGCAGAAAATTCAGACCCATTGGAAAATATTACATTTAAAGAATGATATGGAAGATATATTTGACATCATAAAAGAAACATTCAATTCCTTATGGAGTGTGAAGAAGTATGGTAAAACTATCGAAATTGTAACTCCTTTGTTTACCACAAATGATTGCTTTGTTTCCATATTCGTAACGGAAAGAAATGGAAGATATATTGTTACTGATGGTGGATGGATCAGTGACAGCTATTATAACAACTTCTTTGATAATGATGATGAATATTATCAAAAACTATTCACGTTTTATAAAGAAAGGTATCTAATTAACGAAACAGAATCTAAAAGCAGAACATATTATTTCAAAAGTACAGATAAAAAAGAATTGGTACCCAATATAGCATTTGAAATGACCAGTTTTATTTCTGCAGTAGTGAGTTCATCATTTATAAAATTTCAGGATAATAAAGATAGTGACCTTCAAAAAAGATTTGGTAGTCACGTAAATAACTATCTTTCTAGTATTATTGGAGTTTACAAAAATGATTTGAGATTTAATTCTTTTGCCGATGATCGATTCAAAGATATTAGATTCAATGCTGTATATGTAAAGCGAAACCGATTTACCTTGATGAATTATGTTACAGGGACATCCGAATATTATTTTAGAAATAGTATTTCGCGCTCAATCTTAAATTTTCAATTAATTAACAAGACCTATTTAAAAGAAACAATAAGTAAGAGGGTAACAGTAGTAAATGATACAGCTGTTGGTTATTTGAGAGATAAATTCCTGAAATATTTGGAATTTGCAGAAACTGACGCAGAGTCTGATATTGTATTGTGGAGCAATAAAAGAAAACTTTTAGAATATGTAGAATAGTGATACATATGATTGGAAATCTACTTTTGCCGTAAAGTCAAACCATTTTTTACCGCTTCATAACCATCATAATAAATAGAGCCAAATAGCAATAAACGAAACTCTTTATTATCATGAAAAAACTCTTTTCAATAACGCTATTACTTCTCATTCTCTGCGGTTGTGGTGATGATGAAGTTAACTTACCATTTACCGAACCTGAAACAGATTGGAATTTATCTTTTTCAGAGATGGAAAGTCAATATCAAGATATAATCACGGAAACCTTTTCCACAGATGAAAATATTGTATTAGGGGATTTTGGTATTCCAGGAGGGCGTCTAATGGGAGTAACTGCATTTTTGTATATAGAAAAAAATGGCCTACAAACACGATACTATTTTAATGAGGAACGAAAACTTATTTGTTCTCAAATCATGATAAATACAGATGAAGATATTTATGATTTATTAGAAAAGAAATATGGTCCTACATTGGCTAACTCATATACATGGGAGAGGGGAAATTGTATTATCGGTGTACGCAATTGGGATATATATTTCCATTGGTCGATAGGCTATTCTAATCCTTATTATATTCATTAAACAATAAAGCAAACGATTTATAAACCAAAAATAAATAACAGATGGATATTATAGAAGAATTAGTAAACAACAATCAAGAATTGATTGATGATTATATAAAAAGACTTATTGAAAAATTATATAGCGCCCCTCGATATAACTTTAAACATGAAAGACAATGGAGTTCCAATAACAATATACCTGGAACAGCAGGAGTATATGGAGTGTTTGACGGAGATACATTGTGTTATGTTGGTGAAACAGCCTGTTTACAGGAGAGGATGAATGATATGTATGATACAAGAAATCATACTATAAGAAGAAATATAGCCAAACTTGATTTTGAATATACAGATACCTCTTCCCGAAAGAAGGCTGATGATGAAACGGAGGAAAAGATAACTCAGCGTATGGAACAATTCAAAATAGCTTGGATTAAAGTAGAATTAGGACGTACAGAATTGGAAGACCACATCATGAAGTTGGAAAAACCTGTATATAATACAAAAACCAAAAGAATACTAAAGAGAAAAAAGAAGAAAACAGTTAAACTTTAAATAATACTATCATGAAACAAATTATTATCATGGCCTTAGCTGGCATTTTTATCCTAACAGGATGTAAATCAAAAGAAGAAAAAGCTCTGGAAGCAATCAAAGACGAAATGTTTAAAACATTATACGATTTTGAGAGCTATCAACCTGTCGAAACAAAGATAGATAGTGCATTCCTATCAATTTACACAGATTCCACCATTCTTAAACATGGATATGTATCCAGCGCAATTCTTGATGAAGTTAATACAACATTAGAAGAAGTAAAAGATGGAAATAGAACAGCCAAAATTTGGAGTGATTCATATTCATCATATGGTAGGGAACAATACAATGAGGCAAGAGAAAAAACTGAAAAAGGGCTTAAAAAATTAGATATATACTTTGAGGCTATAAATGCTCATTATGACACAATACGGCAGGTTGCTCAGGATATTAATCCTGACTTCTACGGATGGAAAGTTACACATAAATTTAGATGTAAAACTAAAGGTGGTAACTCAACTCTTGGCACCTACATATACATATTTGATAAAAAGATAAAAAATATCATATATAAAGAAGACACAGAAGATGAAGAATTAACAACCGTTAAAGGTTTGATCAAAGAAGCCATAGAAGAAAAGGCAAAAAAAGAAAATGCCGATGAAGAAAGTAATGAGGAATAATGCTATCCGTAATTGCTTTCAGTCCGACCAACCTTGTACCGGTATCTGGGGATGTCACTTTCTGACAGTTCCTCCACCAGCCAGACCAGAAGACAAAGAGACTACTTTTGTGTCCGTTTATCGGGAAGCGAAGAACAAAGATATACTGTCCTGTCCTTCATTCAATCCCGGAAAAATAGGCTTCATTTTGGATAATATTCTATAACCAAAGCCAAAAGATGATTGATTGTTTGTTTGTTTGATAGATATTTATTTCCTTTGTATAAACGATTTCAATAATATGGGAAATTGGAGTGAACAACAAGAGGCAAAGAAGGTCATAAAAGAGAAGGATAAAACCAGACGTGAGAAACTCGCCGGGTATTTCTTTGATTTATCAAAACTAATATTTGCAGCTCTTGTTTTAGGTGGAATAACCCCTTTATTTACAAATGTATCAGATGGAATAAATTGGGTTACTATAGTATTAGGTGGATTCTCTACCTATATTTTTGCGAATTTTGCTAATAGAATTTTAAAATAACGGTTATGGATGCATTAAGTTCTATATTTTTAGTTACAAGTATTGTTGGTGCTATATTAGTTGTTTGGTCTCATACCAAACGAGGAAAGAAATGGCTTGAAAGTCTATAAAATGAAGGGAAAACACCTTTTGATTTATATACAATTAAAATCTGTTTTTCCACTCTGATTTTGAGAAAACTTGTTTTTTGGAAAATGTAAAAGCAATATAAACGGCAGAAGCTCAGTTATTTAAGCTCTTTTGCGGAGAAGTTCTTCTAAGGCGTGGGTCTTGCGTTCGAATCGCAACGGAATCACAGAATAAAACCGCAAATAGTTTATAATAGGGCTTTTGCGGTTTTTTTTGTTTTTGGTGTATGCAGTATGAAGAACTGCGTACACCATAACAATAAAGACCGGTGTATGAATACTAACGAAATAGATAAGTTGAGCCTCGTAAAAGCCCATGCCCTGTTTGATACTGGTGATATAAGTCGTATCGAAATAGGGACGGTAAAAGGATTATGCGATATACACTGCTATTTGTTTGACGGTTTGTATGAATTCTCCGGAAAGGTGCGTACTCTAAATATAGCAAAGGGAAACTTTCGTTTTGCCAACTGCATGTATCTTGATGTCATATTGCCTGTAATAGAAAAAATGCCCGAAACGACATTCGATAAAATAATCGCAAAATATGTTGAAATGAACATAGCCCATCCTTTTATGGAGGGAAATGGAAGGACTATGCGCATTTGGCTCGATATGATATTAAAAAAGAATCTTAAAAGAGTTGTTGATTGGCGGAATGTGGATAAGTATCTGTATTTGCAAGCGATGGAGCGAAGCCCGATTAATGACTTGGAACTGCGTACTTTACTGTATCAAGCACTCACCGATCAGGTAGATGACCGGGAAGTAATATTCAAAGGGATTACTCAATCTTATTATTATGAAGGCTATGAGCCATAG